CTCCTATCCTTCGGTGGCTCAAGGTCATAGTCAGATACATCGACAATCCCAGTTACAGGATCTAGTGTAGTTTGTAGGATCAAAGACTTTTCGCAGAAGTCAATGATTGTGTTTTTAATTTCTAGTAGTGCCATGTCTACGTTCGCAGATGGAACGTGAGGCATAACATTATCTAGGAAGTCGTTATGGCTTTTCATTTCTGTATCAACTCCCTCTGCCATAGTGCGCGTAGATTTGCTGCTCTAGTTCCTTCAGAATACTCGTCATCTCTAAGTTCAGATCTAAAGACAACGTAGTATGAAAGCAACTTTTGCACGTTATGAGGAAGTGGTATAACGTCTGTGGCAACGTAGTCAGGATCGTCTGCACCCCAGCCAAGACCACTACCTAGTCTGAAGTCTGGACGTAGGCGGAACATCTCAGACACACCGTCATTGCAGTAACCCATCAACTGTTCATCAGTGTACCGAACGCCTGACGCATCGTTAAGGGTGACTCGCACATCATCAATTATCTCTTGGAAGGTATGGGACATTCTAGCTCCAATAATTCATTTCTTAAATCCCTTCAAGGTCTGGGCAAGTCGAGCGCGTTGACCCAACTTACCCGGAGCCTTCGCAGCCTTGGCTAACTTCTTCTCTGGAATCTTCTCGCCCTCTTTAACACCTAGTTGCTTACGCAGCGCACCCGGTTTCTTGATTGCTTTATCGATCCAATGTTTAGCCATTGCCGCTCCTTACTTTTTCAAATGAGATATATCTGGTTCCTCATACAAAGGCTTGAATGCCTCGAACGGCCAGACGCCGGGCTCCATATCAGGGAACTTAACCAGAACAGCGTCACCCCTTGGAATCCAGCAGAACTCTACATACTCGTTCTCTGCTGAGAATGCGTAGCCATCCATCATCTGAAAGCCACCGCAATTTTTATTCTTGTCTGTGATAATGGTAAGCCCACCCCTGTTGTTCTCAAAGAACATTGCATGGTAGTGAGGCTTACCCGGGTTATCACACTCTTCGCATTCATGAGCGAACGCGGTAAGAGCCAACAGCAATGCTAGTGCTGCAACCATAAACTTTTTCATAACGTGCCCTCGGTTGGGTGGAGGGCATACAACACCCTCTGACGTTTAATCTTTGGATGTTTTCTTTTTACCAAACACTGCTGCAGCCATATCTGATGCATCAGGTTCGGTAGCTACATTCTGTACTTCTTCATCTAGGGATTCGTGTACCACCTTAGCAGCTACCTTCTTCGGCGCTTCGGGTACATACTTCTCCATGTCACTACGTTTTGCCAAGCCTTCATTCCATTGGAAGATGCGGCCAGTAGGACGGTGAATTAAGCGATTGTGTTTGCTTTTGGTTTGCGTAGACATAAAGCCTCATAAAAGAAAAAATGGGAAGAGGCTCCCGTGTAAGAGCCCCCTCCCGTTCGTTAGCCCAGATTAGGCTTTCGAAACATACAGGTCAACCAGAGCTTCTGGCTTAACAACCTTGAAACCATACACGTTCAATCCACGAACGATGTTACCGAACGTAGTCTGTGCGCGGAGAGTTTCAACATTGGTGATCTGAGAAGCAAACGAGATTGCATCACGAGTGCCGCTCAGAACGTGCCAGCAGTTAGTGCCGCTGTCATCAACAACGTCGAGGTTGTTAGAGACATACAGCGTGAAGCGATCGATCATACCGATCTTACCGTTACGCAGAGGGGACTCAGCGTCACCAGTAAGGTAAGCTTGACGCAGATCGGAAGTCTTCAGCATTGCCGACATCCAAGCAGGGATCACCATCCAGCGACCATCTTCAGGGACATTTTGCTCGTCGAGTACTTGACCGCACTTCAGGATGTTATCCAGAATGTTGTCTTTGTCGAGGCCGATCGAAGCACCAGTAGTACCCAGATCGATGTCGCCGGAGATAGCACCAGCAGTTGCACCTTGGTTAGCTGCAGCAGCATCGGCAGCGACGTTGTTCAGAACGTCATTGTCGATAGCGATCTTCATCTGCTCGCCAGCGTCGTTGGTGAAGATGTCCATCAGCTTAACATCAGCCTGAACAGCGTCAACGTCGTCAACGATAACAGAGAAGTACTTGCCGTAGTCGATAGTCAGTTCGAGAGGAGTGCTCTCAGGAACTTGGTTCGACAGGTTCATGCCCTTCGAGTACGAAGAGATAGTGATCGTTGGGATCGAACGGATATGAACGGTGTCGCCTTGGTTCTTGATCTCACCTTCCCAATCGTTGTTGGTGATCTCGCCCAAAACTGTGGACTTATAAAACTTGACCTGCAGCTTGCCACTCCAGATCTCTGGAATAAAGGCTGAGCCTGCTGGATCGCCATTGTACGAATACTGCGGATAACCGCCACTTACTGGAACAGTCATTCTGTTCTCCTTTCAAGATAGATATATTATCCGCAGCTCTTGAGGTTATCGGATTCGACCCTCAATTGATGCGGAATGGATTTCAGCTTCCATTGCCACTTGATCCTTCGCACTTACTCTACCTGCTCGGCATGCAGCATAAAAGTCTGCAATCTCCTTGCGGGTAAAGAATCGCTTACCGGGCGGGGCAGTAACTCGCTTGTTACTATCCGGTGCCTGATGAGCGGCTGCTGCTGGATTGTGGCGTTGGTTTTGTTTCGCTGCCACCTCGTTCTCGTATTTATTAAAGAAACGAGCTACCAGTTCGGCATCCCTGTTTTGCTCAGCAGTCGATAGGAGGTCTTGGCGTGTATGACCACTAAGCTCGTCATATTCATCCAGCCACCGTAGGAAGTTTTCATCAGAGTTGATGTTGACCCAGTTGGGTGCCAGTTGGTTCAGGCGATCATAAAATTGCACGTTGGCATCTTTGGCAGTTGTCTCACGGACACTATCAAATTGACGCTTCAGTTCAGCAATCTCTTGATCCTTCGCCAAGCTTGCAGCCTTGGTTGCTCTTTGTATAACATCGAGCAGATCATCTCCGTACTTCTCACGATCGGCATCACTGATGAGTGACGACGCTTGAGCCTGTGTTGCCTGACTCTTCAAACTTTCTACTTGCTCAGCTAAGAGTTGAATTTGATTCTTCAGCTCTTTATTCTCGGACGCGAGTCGCGGTACCTCTGCGCGATACTTGCCCTCAATAACTCGATAACGCTGTTCCCACGGTTCTTCCTTAGGCGGCTCTGGCGTCTCGATGGGTGGAGTCACCGCCATTGCTGCAGGATCTACATCCTGAGGATCAACTGTGGGAGCCGGATCGGGTACAGGCTCGTTCATTGCATTGTTACCATCCAATTGCTTGTTCTCATAAAACGAGCTATGGATTGCGTCTGCCTTCTCAGCAGCTTCGCGTACCTTACGGGGGAGTGCCATAAATTTTCTCCATGAGCCCTTGGATGCAACTGTCATCCTAGGTCTTCATTAGTGCTGACGTAGTCCTCGGTCAGCTTCGAGGTATCAGAGCTTAGCGCCCTTGAAACTTACGGATCGTGGCTAGTGCTTCATCACTACGATTGAGGAAGTCTCGTATGATCTGAGCCGCGCCTTGGTTCCAGCGAAGTTGAACTTCGTCCTTGGTAACGCAAGAATCGCGGTCGATCTCTTCGAGAGTATTCCGAAGCCATTGGCACACGGTCTCAAATTGTTGATTACCTTTCAAACTAGCTAGAGCTTGAACGGTAGAGTGGTCTGGTTTTGTTAGCACAAATCACCTTTTAGATTTCTTAGACTTTGCCTCGTAATCTTGACGGGCAGACTCGACAGCGGCTTCAAGTGCTTTTCTAGCGGTAGCCGAAGTATTCGCAGGAGCGCGATCGAGTGCTGCTTTAGTCGCAGCGTATCGAGCCCCCGCCGCGGATACTTCACTCTCACTAGCGGAATTTGAAGAGCCCTTCGGACGCGCATCACTCGGATACGGCTTCGACGGACGCGCATCATTCTCACTCTTCGTAGCTTTAGGGATCGGCTTACTTGGTCTGCTGTCACTAGCACCGGGCTTTCCTTTCGGATAAGGCTTCGAGGGACGACTATCGTTGTCTACTGGAGGCCGTGGATTATCAGGTAAATAAACTTTCTTATCTCCGGATGATACACCTCTAGTGTTAGATTGTCCTCGCTTATTGGTTTTGCGTAGCGTAGGTGCTGTCTTACCAGACTTGTCTTCTGCTTTATCAGTCGAGACTGTAGGCATCACTGGTGTAGAGAATACCTTCTTGTCTTCAGCAGTAGACGATGAAGCGGAAGGAGCAGAACTCTTTTGCAGTCTCTCCCACTCTGTCGTAGTGTCATTAACCTTAGGCATAGGCACTGCTTCAGTCTTAGCTTCACCAACAGTTGGCCCCATCGTGACACGACCCATCTTACGAGCGATTGAATCCGCTGTATCTGGAACGTAATCTCTACGGGCATTCTCACTGTCAATGCGAGACTGCTTGAACTGCTGTTCCTTTTCGTACTCTGCTTTGCCTAAGCCAGCTCCGTACTTGTTGTAAGCATCCGACCCCGGGGCATCAATGTTGCCAGCTTTTAAACGATCGAACAGACGACCGAAGCCGCCTTTCAATTTGTCTAATGCACCAACTTCTTGAGACTTCTCAATTTCGTTGTAGCGATCAGAAGCTTCAATACCCATACGTTTGAAATCGTCTTCAGATGGAGTACCGTCTGCGAGATGCTTAACGTCCGAGGAGTGGAATAGTGATGGCTTGCTAACGACTCCGTGGCTGGGCATGCCTCCGGTTTTCGCCATATTTTCTCTCGCCCACTTTGGGACTGCCATGTTAGCATTTGCCTTTCTTCTTCATAGCCGAGCCACCGTTTGCCATCTTCTTCATGCCTTCTTTCTTCTGCATGTCGGCATACTGCTTCGGTGTCATCTTGCCAGCAGGAATAGCCTTGGCAGCTTTCTTTGCCATAGTCATATCCTTGCCCTTCTCGCCTTCGGACTTCTCACCCTTCAGGTATTGCTTGGGGGTGATCTTGCCGCCCTTCAAAGCTTTGGCTTCTTTCATTTCCTCAGCCTTGGTGTCTTTGCCTTTAAACATTTTCATCGCGTCTTTGTCCTTCATGGTTAGCCTCACTGCATAAAGTTTGTATCTGCTAAGCTTTTCAGTACCTGCTCTGCTGTGTTGGGAACCATGCCACCGTCAGCCATTTGAGGAACCTGTTGCGGTACTGCGGTTCCCTCTGCTGGCATGCCGCCCGGTAATGATTCTTGCGGTGCGGCCACCACTTGCTGTGGTTGCATTTGGTTCGCCATCTGTTGCAGCATCTGCTGCGCAAGCATCTGGGCACGAGCTTGGATCTTCTGCTCTTCCATCGAGTTCTGATCCGGTACGATCTTGTTCGTGTCCATCTGCAACCCACGAGCTGCTTCACGCAACAGGTAGGCTCTACCTTCAACTCCAGTAATCTGGGAGTCGATCGGATTAGCAGTTGCCATCAAGAACTCATTGCGACGCATCTGCAGAGTCTCTTTATGCAACAGGCCAATTGCTCCTTTAGCAACAACGCGGAAGTCGCCCTTGATGTATGGGTCACTGTCGAACATCATGTTGTGGATGTACAACTTCTGAACCATACCTGCGACCACACCGTCGATTGCAGCGATAGCTTGCTTGATACCTTTGCTTGCATTGTCCATCAACATCGATAGACCAGATGCAGTACGGCCAGCGCCAGACACAGCGGAAGAACCGTACACATAGTTTGGAATGCCTGTGACTTCGTCAGCCTGTTTCGCAAACTGCATAAACACGCCGAGCAACTCTTGAGCATTCATGCTTGGCTGGAAGAAACGCACAGCAGGTTGTCCACCACCAGTGCGGTCAGACGTTGCTTGCCAAATCTTCCAAGGATAGATCTCAGTGATCTGCTCACCATCGGGTAAGCGGTCAACTGTAACCTCAACCTGTGGGCCAGAAGCGACTGCCATGTTGTTCGCGATGGAACGGGCAGCAGCGTTACACATAGTTTGGTTGTCGCGCATGATCTCAGGCAGAGCCACACCCCAGAAGGAATGAGGAACATCTTCCCAAGAAGCAACACCGTATGGGCGATGACCCAATGGATCAGGGTTCAGCACAACCTTCCACATGATGCCATCTGTCCACCAAGCATTGATCTCATAGATCTCTTCAGGGTCGATGTCAGTCATGCCCCACTCAACCAAGTACTGCCCAGTGACCGAGCCCCAGAATTCAATGGTCTCTACTTCACCAGATAGCAATGGATAGCGGAAAGGTTTGCCAGCCAAGACGCGCTCTTCGTTGTCGCCTTGAATCCATGTGCGATAGCCGGACATTGCAAAGCGATCGATTACCGTTTGCAGTGCATCGTTATCAACACCCGGGGTGCCCCGCATAGCTTGTAGGCTATTCGCATTTAAGCGGTGACGCTGTATCAGGTACGCATCGTTCACGCCAGTAGAAGCTGGAGCGGGGAAGATGTCGTAAGGCGAGACGCGCTCGAACTCTTCGACAAACTCAGTCATAACGATAGGGGTAAACTCTGGCCCCCATGCCATGCCCTTGCGACGCTTGATCACTGGCCCCTTCATGATAGCGGAAGGGAAAGTTGTAAAGTCGTTAATGAAGTTCTTTAGCTCAGGCTGGAACTTGCCGCGGCCTAGCTGGTCTTCAATCTTGTCACCCATGCGACGAGCAGCATCTTCAGCTTCTTGCTTTAAGCGCTGAGAGATTGCCTCATGGATTTCCTCCATACGGGCACGGAATGTCTCAGGGTGAAGCTCACCACCTTCGGCTATGAACTGCTCAGCCTCCATGCGAACCAGATCAATAATGTTCCGGCGCATCTCGGGTGGCATCTGTGGCGTATTGGAAACCTTCAGATCAAAGACGCGGTCTTGCTGATTTAGCATCACGTCAGAGATCCATGCTTCAGCAGCACGGCACTTCACGTCGGTCAGCATCATATAAATATCTGAGCCGCCGACTCGTTGGATTTCCATCATGCGGTCAGGGTCATACTCACCCCTACGCTGACGTTCGCATTTCAGCAGCCGCTCGACAATGACAGCCTTTGCGGTCTTAGCCTCATCCCAGCACTTGCCAACGTAAGCGCCGAGATTAGATTCGAAACGAGCGTTTGACTGAAGATCGTCTTCACCGTCTATTTCGATTTCGACCTGCGGTCTGTTGATTGCATATCCCATTTATGTCCATCCCTTAGAGGATACTTTGTGTATTGACTTTGCACGAGCTGGCGAAACTCCACTTCTAACCTTCAGGCATCCGTACTGGATTGCATCCTGAATGTGAGAATAGATATCCTTTACCGGCCTATCCTTATACCGTGCAAGTCCAGAGGTCTTTAACCTCTCATACTTGTACCTACCTAAGAAACCCTTGCGAATGTTTGTGCATCGCGGGTTCACGGCAAAGGCAGGTTTACCATCACTCATCTTCGTCATGAAGTAGGCGACAGCTTCTCTCCTCGGTATGAAGTCGTTAGTCGGCGCAGGCTCTGTGTATATTCCCGCTTCAAGCAACTCTTGGAGACAGGTTCGTTCGTCAGTTTGTGCGCGAATGTTGCCAGCAGGGTCGCCAGCAGATACGAGTTGGGAGTGACCATAGTTGTTACTCAGATAAGGTTTAACGACATCATTGGCAAACTGACGGATACCCATATCTTCTGATATCAATTCGTCAAGTATTGTCAGTCTACCAGAAGGCGACACTTGCATAATCGCACATGCTGGCGTAAGTCCGAAGTCCCACCCAAGGATAATGGGGAGACCCGGCGTTGCCTCTATGTTATTAGGAAGGCAATGTATCTTGTCGTTATACTCTGGATAAACAGGCTTACCATCCAGCGTCGTACCATAGTTTCCAAGCACAAACACATTGATCCAATCAGAGCCTTTACTTGGCAACTGTTGGGTGTAGTAGTCATACCCTGTTGGTATATTCCGAATGTTCTCTGCCTCTGGGTTAGGCACATACTCACCGTCAACCAGAAGCATTGCTCCGGGCTGGCGGAAGAAGTGCCATTCTTCAGGGCGTTCCTCTTCGGCTACCTTGTAGTACCAGTGGTCATCATCAGGTGGGTTCGTGTCAAGAATAATCCCGTGCCAGCTAGGGCCACCTTGGATCATTGACGGGAAACGTCCCACACGCTGTGTGACCATATCAAAGATCTCTTTAGGAATCTCAGAGGCTTCGTTAATCCAAGCGCCTGTCAATTCCAACGATCTCAGCTTACCAGTTTCGGTAGGCTTGTCTAATGCCATAAACATAACTTCAAGTTCCAGCGAGGTGCCATCACCTATGTTGCCAATCTTCATTGTCGAGGTGATAGGCGTGTCCCACTTGATCGGGGCTACGTCTGCTGGGAACCACGTCTCCCACGTTTTGATTGTGGTTGACTTGAGTTCGGGGTAGGTGTTACGAATAATAAGCCATCGAGAACGGCGAACATTGTCGCGGCTAGGACGCTGTCGCAGAGCGCGAGATACGATCTCAACGCAGCAACTGCTGGATTTGCCCGAGCCCACTGGCCCCATAAGACCGCGCACGAAAGCATCGGATGCATGGAACTTGGCTGCATTCTTTCCGGGCGGTCTGTAGTTAAAAGTATTTTCACTCACAAATCAAAACTCTTTCCGAAATGTCAACTTCACTGACTTCAAGTCCGGCGAGGCTTGGATTCCAAAGTCACCGTGCTTGGTCATGTAGGTAGCATCTACGGCATCAAGGCTTGCGCCAGATTGACCGCCACCTTTCCAGTGAGAGCCAGACACGCCTAAGTTTAAGGTGCCATCTTCTCCGTGGTATACGTTCCGACTTAAGCGGCCACCGCCTCCGAAGTTCTTAGCGTCTTGTCCACTAGCCGAGTAGGAGATATCAAAGCCGGGATCGAAGTCATCCTCACCACCTTC